GCTGCGGTTTCGGCCTCGCGGGCGAGGGCGTTGCGGGTGATGTCGTCCATGGGATCTCCGGTTGGTGGGTGAGCCCCCGGCGGGACTCATGGGTGCCGGGTGAAGGCCACCACCGGAGCGGGACGACGCCCGCGAGTATTCAGTTTTCAAGGATCAATGTTGTGCCGGGCCAACCGGCGGTGCAGGCTTACTTAGGCCGTGTTGGGCTCGTGGTAACGCGTCGTGTACCCGGTTCCGCGGAGGTTCGGTTTTGCGAGGGATCCTCTCCCCTCGTGATGCCACTGTACACCATGCGCCGCCGTGGTCAGCCCTGTGCAACATCTCTTAACAATGCCTCTGCATCGCTGACCGAGCGCGCCACACCAGCAATGCCGCCAGCCGCCTGGACTGCATCCAGCCACTGCTGCTGCTCAGGGCGCAGTCTGCCGGTAGCGGTCTTGACCTCTATAGAGGTGAACACGGCCACCTGCTGACCGACCATCTCTGGCGTGATGGTGACCGTGCGCCAGCCGATCAGGTCAGCGCTGCCCTTGCATAGGCCGAACTGCACTGGGCGACCGTTGGCGTCCTTGAGCGTGCCGGTGTTGTTGCGGAACAGGCGCGTGTCACCGTTGCTGCAGGCAATGCGGATGTGCTGCTGGATGGATTGTTCAGAAAGCACTGCTATTTGATGGCGAAAAATAAAAGGCAAAAACACGCTTATGAGCATTTGCAAGTGTTTTATTTTCCATTTCAACCCACTCAACTATATCGCTGGCGTAATTGCAAATATCATTTGCGTTTATAACTGCCCATTCAAATGGCAGCAAAACCCATTTTGATTTGCCGCGCTCATCAACATGCGTCAATCGAGGCCGAAAGCGTTGACCGTCCCACCTGGGGCCCATGCTCCATTCTTGGTCGCATCCATAAAAAGTAGATTCTCTAAGCAATCGTTCCCATGGGCTGCCATCATAATTTAAGCCATGAAAATTAATTGATTTATAAAATGAACATGCCGCGTAATCTGTCGCGGATTGCGCATTGCCTGGCAGCTCATCCGCGCCATCTATATCTTGCGCTTCGCACCAAGCCTCAACAACTGCGGCAATAGCATCAGGCAGCATCATGCCTTCAAGATCAATGCAAAACTTGCTCACTTGACTTTGCTCCACTGTCCTTTGGTTTGGCGTGCGGCTAAGACGTGCTTTGCCCATGCGACTGGATTTTTGTATCCCCGCTGCTGACCTAGTGCGATCAACTGCTGCAGCGTTTGAGCGCCGCTTTGCTCACGCCGCTTGGCGCGCATGGCTAGCTCCACCAGCTCCCCATCCACCTGCTGCAGCTCGCGTGCCTCGGCAGCGAACATATGCCCACACTCACCGCATTGCTTGGCCTGGCTGGCCATGGCGGCAAAGCAACTGGGGCACACCTTGACGCTGGGTGCTTTCTCCCGATCCCGCTTGCGCTCGCCGTCCAAGCTCCACTCGCGCGGCTCTAGGTGATGGCCAAGCCGGAGCGTATTGCCGACGTGATCCAGCACCACTGCTGCAGCCTTGCCGGGCGATGGCCTAAGGCACCGGCCGATCATCTGCAGGTGCAGGCTGGTGGATGCAGTGGGTCTGAGCAGGATGCAGCCGCCGACTGATGGAACATCGACGCCCTCGCCGATCAGTGCGCAGCTGGTGAGCACCTTGATCCGGCCAGTGCCTAGCGCCTGCAGCAGGTCACGCCGCTGCTCGCTAGTCATGCTGCCGTCAATACTGGCCGCGGCGATGCCTGCTGATTGGAAGAGTGCTGCCACTGCTTCCGCGTGCGCCACAGAGCAGCAGAACGCGATTGCAGTCTGGCCCGATAGGTGCTTGCGGTAGTGGCCTAGGCAGTCGCCCATGATCGTGCCGACACGGTGCTCCGCCTCACGGGCGTCAAAGTCACCCATCCGCTTGCGCAGGCCGGTGGTGTCAAAACCCGGTGGCGCTAGCACCTTGGCCGCGGCGAGGTAGCCGTTGTCGGTTAGCCAGGCAGCGCTGGGACCTTCCACCATGACCTGATAGTGCTCGCCAAGGCCGCGGCCGTCGAGCCTGATCGGGGTTGCGGTGACGCCCAGCAGATGCGATTGGTGGAAATGCTCCAGCGTTTTGGCCCAGGTGCCGGCATTGCTGTGGTGGGCCTCGTCGATGATCACCAGCTGAAAGAAATCAGGCGGCAGTTTGTGCAGCCTGCGGGCAAGCGTCTGGACGCTGGCAACCTGCACTGCTGCGGATAGATCCATGCCGCGGTTGGCGGCGATCACGCCATGCGGCATCGGCAGTGAACGGCAGGCTTGATCCAGCAGCTCCTGCCGGTGAACGGCGATCAACACGCGGTTGCCCTTGCGAGCAGCGGATTGGGCGATGTGGCTGAAAATCACCGTCTTGCCGCCGCCGGTCGGCAGCACTGCCAGCACCTTGCGGTGGCCTAGCTGGTATTGCAGGCGGATGGCGGTGATCAGCTGTTGCTGGTAGGGGCGGAGGTTCATAGAGGCAGCTCCAATTGCGTGCCATCTGCAGGTGTTCCGTGCATGGCAATTTGGGCCATAGTCACGGCACGGCGTTGCCGCTCGTATGCAGGCCGCGCATAGCCCAGCTGGTAAAGGTGCAGATCGTTCTGCAGCAAGGCAATGGCGACAGCTCGCCATGACGGCGCGCGGCCTGACGCAGCTACTTTGGCCGGCACCTCATCTGGAATCTCGTGCGAATAACAACGGGCTTTCCACGTGCGCACGTATTCCGAGACTCTGGCGGTAGCGCATCTCCCAGGCGCGAATGGCTCGATCCGCTTGTTGGTTTGCCAATGTCCGTTGCTCATCGGTCAAAAGTCCCCATGCTTGTCTAATGATGTCTTCAGGGCATCGAAGGGCCAGCGCGCAGGCTGCGTGCCCGATCCATGCTTTGCGGTTGAGGTTGTAGTCAGTCAGTGCATTGATGCAGCTGTTGGGCCATTCCACGGTGACCCGTTGCATGTAGCGCCCGTAAAGGCGGTGATTGCCGGTGAAGATCTGTGCGCGATACAGAGCAATGCGTCGATTTGGCACATCGCCCCACATGTTGTAGCCGATCTCTTCCCAAGTATCAATGGGCAACCAGATCCTTTTGAGCTTCACGTTCGAGATCCTCTGTGATGTTGTCGATCTGCTCAACGTCCCATGCCTTGCTGAAATCCTTGCCAAGGAATAGCGAGGCTAGACCGGTCACCTGTTTCAGGCGCAACAGCTCATCAGGGCTCATGCCAATATGCTTGCAAATCCATGCATCGCCTTTGCCCATCTCGATCAATTCGGCAACGATCACGCTCATCAGTTCGATGTTGTGTGAACCACGAGCGCGGTTGTGACGGATGGTTGACGCCATGCGGTCATGGAGCTCCTTGCGGAGTACAACCACTGGCAAGCGGCCACCTTCGCGTTCACGGATGCGTTGGCTGTTTTTTAGCGTCAGGTATCGATGAAAACCGTCAACGACCACATAAAGGTCACGCTCGGCATCATGCACGACAACGACAGGTTGCGTGTAACCATCTTCCCAGATGGATGTTTCGAGTAGCGCCATTTCAGGCGGCGCCACAGAGTTGGGGTTGTAATCGTTGGCGGTAACTTTCTCAATAGGAATACTGCGAACAGAATAGACCGGGGATCGCCAAGGGTAAGAGTCGTTCTCGTCATGGAGTTCATTGCCTTTAAGGGGTGGGTTGAATACGCAGATCAACGTGGTGGGCTCTAAGGCTTCAAACGTGTGAGCATCGTGCTTGTCAAGCACGTAGGTCACGTCAGGGCCAATCGCGATGATTTCTTGCGTGGTTTCATTGATCAGCAGACCTTTGCCGCTGACGCAGTAGCACGTTTCAAGGTGGTGTTGATAGTGCCAGCGGTGCGGCTTGCCAGGGTGAATAACGGTTTTAGTCATGCTGTAGCCCATGCCGTCGGTTTCGACGACAAGCCGATGACTGGTGAAACCACCACGTGGGCATTGCACAACGCGGTCATCAGGAAGTTGTGCGGCGTTCAGGATCTTCATTTGGCGGAACGGTTGAGGACTTGGCTGTACTTGCGTTGGATTGATCTCTGGCGGCGCTGCTGCTCTTGCGTTGGCGCCAGGCCCAAGTATTTGCAGGTGTGGTCGTTCTTGAGCATTGTGATAGCAAACCTCTTCCAAGATGTGACCATGCTGTTGTGGCATGGCAGATCATCAAGGTGGTCAGGCGGCACCTTGATCACTACGCGGCGCAAATTGTTGCCGCCGTGGCGCGTGGTGCCATTGATGTAAAAGCGAATGCCAATACGGCCAAGAGCTTCAATAATGGCATCAGGAAGACCGCGCCCCACCCTGCCCCAGTAGCGGATTGACTGGATGAAGCGCTGCTTAAAATTTGCGCTTGACTGATCCGGCAAGGTGGCCAGCAGGAACTTCACAAAGGATTTCCAAGTGTGGCCTGCGGGCAGCTTAAAGGATTTGTAATCAAGCTGTTTGCCGTAGGTAGCCATGAAGTTAGCACCGCCAACTCTCGCGCAAAGCCTCGCCCAGACCTGCGGGTCGATTACCCGATACATAGCAAGACTGGATTTGGACTCTGACATAAACGGAGAAGCAACCCGCATCTTTTTGATAGGAATGCCAGCCATGTAAAACACGTCATAAAGGTTGTTGTAATCCCATCCAAATTTGGCGTTAGCGGTCCAGATGTCCTCTGTGCGCCAGTCATAGATCGGATAGCAGTTGTAGGTATGCGCCGTGTTTTTCTTGGTCCACATGCGGCCAAGCATGGTCTCTTTCTCTTGATTCAGGATGGCCCGAAAACGGTTGAGCGATTCAACGGTGCGAATGCCGATCAAGTTTGCGCAAGGCTCGCCATGGCTGTACCACTCCGCAAACATGTCCCAGAAAGTGGCGTAATCCATGTTCTCGATGAACAGGTCGCCAAAGGGATGGTTTTGGAGATTGACGATGTAATCCTGCTGCGGCATGGGGCGAATCCAGCGGTGACGGTCGGCTTCGCCCCAGCACTGCCAGTCAATTTCGTAGGAGGAAACGGTGCAAGGCAGGGTGATGGGCAGGCAGCACCAATAGATGTCAAGGATGTCCCGGTTGGCTTGGAGGATGCGATGCATGAACTCCTCGCTATGGGTGTAATTGGCCTCGTTGTCCATAATCTGAACGCCAATTTTGATCGGCAGCTTGCGCTCTCGCACGTAGTCGCAAACAAGATTCAGAAGAACTCCGCTGTCCTTGCCACCAGAGAAGGAGACGTACACACGGGTAAAATGCTGAAAGATAAAGTCGAGCCGCTCAATAGCGGCGTCGTAAACATTTTGCTCTAAATAGGTTCTGCTCATGAGTTGGGTAGATACTCTTTTGTTACGTCTTGAATTTCAAGAAGATCGCAACCTTTGTATGATTTGGCAAAGCCAATCCGCAATTCCGCCTCAGTAGCGAATTGAGTGGTGTTAACCACGCATTTGCCCCAAGGGCGTTGGTAGGTGATTCGGTAAATAGGGTTCACAAGCAGGCGCAGCCGTGGGGTGCCTTGCAACCTTAGCGACTTTGGCTAAGCTTGGCAAGCTTTCAGCCGAAGCCGTGCACCCCATCTCAGTTTTGTTCACGCCGCAACAGATGCAGTGGCTAGACCGGCAACGCGCTGCTGGCCTGTCCCGCAGCGCAGTAATCCGCCTTGTGGTTGAGGAAGCCATGCGCCGCGCCAAGGAGTCCGAGTGAACCTGCGCGATGAGTTAAACCGCCTGCCCGATGGGTGGGGATACGTTGCTGTTGACGGCCAGAAGCGGCCGTATCAACTCAAGTGGCAGGACAACCCACTAGATAAAGCCAGCCTGCAGGCCGAACTTGATTCCGGTCGCGCTCGTGCTATCGGTGTTTGCTGTGGTGTGCCATCTGGTGGCCTGCTGTTCCTAGACCACGACGGCCGCAGCGCTAGCACCATCCTTCGCGACTGGGGTTGTCCCATGTCGTCGTTGCCGCGTTCGTGGACTGTTACCTCCGGTCGTGACGGCAGGTTTCAGGTCATCTACCGCGTACCAGAGGAGTATTGGCATGGCATCGCCACACGCAAATACAAGTCAGGTGTCACCGACTCCGACGGCAAGCCCGAGCAGGTGGAGCTCCGTTGGACCGGCTGCCAGTCTGTTGTAGCCGGCGCGCACCCAACCACCAGCGGTTACCGCTGGGTAGCCAAATACAGCCCCGAAGACCTCGACCTAGCCGAGGCGCCGCTTTGCCTGATCGAGCGGATGCTTAAGCCAGTGGCCGAACCGGTGGTCTTGCCACCAGTAGCGCATGGCGCTGACGATGCCGCCCGGGCGCGTTCTTACCTCGAAGCCCTGGCCAGCAGTCGCGCTGATGACTACGACGACTGGCTAGCCGTTGGGATGGCGCTCCATAGCGTTGGCGATGACGCCTTGCTAGACGACTGGGAGCAGTGGTCAGCGCAGTCCGGCAAGCACAAGCCCAGTGATTGCCAGCGCAAATGGCGCAGCTTCAAGAAATCCGGCATCAGCCTTGGCACCCTTGGCGACATGGCCAAGAAAGACGGCTGGCGACCCCATCGGCGTGAGCCGCAGCGCAGGGTTGCGACAGGCGGCGGCAGTGGTGACAGCGATGCCAATGCGCCGATCATCACGAAACCGGAAAAGCTGGAAACCGCAGAGCTATTGGCACTGCTACGCAGTCAAACCGATGAGATCCGCTACAACGTCTTCACCCAACAGATCGAAATCAAGGGCAAGGTCATTGATGGCGCCGACCGCTTTTACCTGAAGCTGGCAGAGATGGGCTACAAGGTCGGCAAGGAGCTGGCTATTGACTGCCTTGTGCAGGTCGCCAACGAGAACCCCTACGACCCCGTAACCGAGTACCTGACCCATTGCGAGCAGCACGTTCAGCCGGCTTACATCGACGGCCTTGCTACCGCATACCTTCGCCCAGAGGACCAAGGCGGTGAGACCACGATCTACGACGAGATGCTTAAGCGCACCATGATCGGTGCTGTTGCTCGTGCCTTTGATCCTGGTTTCAAGCATGATACCGCTTGCGTGATCATGGGCGATCAAGGTGCATACAAATCCAGCTTCTGGGGCTGTTTGGGTGGTCCGTTTTACTCAGATGCGTTGGGTGACATCAGCACCAAAGACGACGTAATGGTGCTCCATCGGTCATGGATAATGGAATGGGCGGAGCTTGATCACATCACCAATCGCAAGCACGCTGGACAAGTCAAGGCGTTTTTATCGCAGGCGGTAGATCTGCTCCGCGTGCCATATGGCAAGGCTGTTGAAGCATTCCCAAGGCGTGGCATCATTGTTGGCACCACCAATAAAACCGCTGGTTTTCTTGTAGATGAAACCGGCAACCGTCGTTTTTGGGTGATACCAACAACCCGCACACAGGTGGATCAAATCAATACCGCCATGCTCTTAATGGAACGTGATGCCATCTGGTCTGCAGCGGTTCATGCCTACCGCAACGGTGAAACCAGCCGGCTGCCGGCTGCCATGGAGCTTGCCGTTCAGCAGGAAAACGATGCCTACATGATCGAGTCGCCATGGCGTGCCGCCATCCTTTCCTACCTCGCTGATCGCCGCAGCACTGACCTGCTGACCTCCGAGGAGATCCTCGCCAAGGCCATCCAGAAACCCATGGAGCGCCAGTCCAAGGCCGACCAGATGCAGGTGGCTTCGATCCTGAAGGAGCTGGGTTGGGCGAAACGCCGCGAATCGACCGGCAAGAGGCGCTGGTACTACCAGTTGGACGGCCAACATGCCGGCTAGACGGTCAGACGCCTTGCGCTGCAGTCGATCTCAGCCGCCTAACCAGCGGACCGACCCACTTCCCTTACAGAGTTACCCCGTACTCCCCCCCTACCCCCTCTTTACTTACTTACTACTAGAGGTTAGGAGGTTAGACGGTTAGGAGAAGCCTTGGCCCGCAAGGAATCTCGCCGTCCTAACCCCAAAACCCTGGTTGGACGTATGCTGCCGCCTCACCCATGGAACCAATGCAAGAAATCAAAGTCCGCTTCCAGCCCGAAGACCTCACCGCCTTGGATCAGCAGGCCGCATCACTCGGCACCAGCCGCGCGCAGCTGATCCGTGACCGTTCCTTAAGCAGTGGGGTTGCAGGGTTGACCACAGCCGACTACCATCGCCTCGTGTCCGGTGCTGCTGCCCACATGCGTGGTGATCTGTCGCACCGACACGTTGAGCATCTCGTTGCGTATGTCATCACAAGACTCGATCAGCATTCCCGCCAAGCAGTCGCCGGTGATCAACCGGCTTCATGAATCCATCACCCAGGCATTGGCTTACGCCCATGCCATCCGCGACAACGCACAGGACGACAGCCAGCCGATCCCGTTGGAACTCGTTGGTTCGTTTCAAGTTGATTGCGACGCCATCATCAACGCCTTATCCGAAGCTGCTGCACAATGAAATTCACCTGCTCACAGGCCGACCTGTCCCATGCTCTCCGCGCTGTATCCCGCGCTGTAGGCACCGGGCGCTCTGGCCATCCGATCCTTGCTGGCGTACTCCTCGCTGCTGATGCCGGCGCCGTACGCATCACCGCTTACGACCTCGACCTTGGCATCAGCACCGCCATCACCGCTGCTGTAAACACCGCTGGCGCTTGCGTGGTACCCCATCGGCTCCTGGCGGACATCACAGGCCGTCTGGACGCTTCTGAGGCGCTGTCGCTGGCTGTGGACGGTACACGCATCACGCTGACCGCTGCAGGCGGCTCCTACAGCCTCTCCGTGGCCTCTGCGGAGGATTTTCCTGCATTGCCCGTGGTGGATGCTGCTGCAGGCGCTGCTGTGGACCTCACAGCGCCATTGGCGGCCGTATTGCCTGCTGCTGCCACCGACGCGTCTAAGCAGCTGCTGACCGGCGTGCACGTCACCATCGCAAGCGGTGCCTTGCGCCTTGAGGCCACAGACGGCCATCGACTTGCCGTGCGTACCGCCGACACCGATGCCGCAGACCTCGACCTCGTGTTACCCGCTCGCACCCTGCAGCAGATCCGTCAGCCGGCCACCATCACCGCAGACAAGCATCAGGCCGCTATCGCCCTTGCTGATGGCACCATGATCGTCTCGCGGTTGCTGGATGGCATCTACCCCAACGTGCAAGCGCTGGTACCCGCCAGCTACGAGCACACGGCTACCGTTAGCCGCCTTGCCATGCTGGCTGCACTTGAGCGCGTAGCCGTCATTGCCGACAGCCACAACAGCGTCGTCAAGCTCACCACCAAAGCCAAGCGACTCACCATTGCCGCCGAGGCCGAAGCCAACAGCGGCTCAGAGTCCATTGCCATGGATGGCACGCTGCCCACGCTTGCCTTCAACGTGCATTACCTCATTGATGCCTTTAAGCATCTCGACGGTGATACTGCTACTATCAGCGGCAACACCTCAACTACCCCTGTAGTATTTGAGCCTGGTCTTACACTGGTAATGCCAGTTCAGGTACGCTGATCACATGGCACGGTCAAAGACCAAAGAGAAAACCCACTACACTCACGAAGAGCTGTTGTGCATTTGGTCTGAATTGGCCGAGATAGTAGCTGCTGGCTCGAACGGCATATCAATCCCAAAGCTCATTATTGAAAAATGGGGGGTGTGCCGTCCGACCGCAGATAAGTGGTACGACTGCGCCAAACAGTTGTTGTATCAAACGTGGGATAAGTCAACGCTGGCCGAAATAAAGGCAAAGCGACTGCAAACGCTAGAGATGACAATTGAACGCGGAATGAGAACTAACCAGCTTGGTTCCGTTATCGGCGCTGTCCGCCTGCAAGCTGAAATGCTTGGCCTTGTTGGCAAGTGAGCTGCATTGAAGCTGATCTGCTTTTGCGATCAGCATTGCAATTAGATGAATCCAACGAGCTGGATTTAGCCGAGCGCCTGGCCGCCATCCGCGCAGACCTGCACCCAGGGCAGCTTGCGTTTGTGGATGACACCGCAACGCAGATTCTTGGTATCTCTGCCGGGTATGGCGCCGGCAAGACTAGGGCGCTATGCGCCAAGGCGGTAATGCTGGCCGCAGCCAATCAAGGCTTTATCGGCGCCGTGATGGAACCCACTGGCCCACTGATCCGTGACATCTGGCAGAACGACTTTGATGATTTCCTAGAGGCGTATGACATTCCGTACACCTTCAGAGCTAGTCCGCTGCCGGAATACACGCTGCACCTACCGCAGGGTGACACCAAGATCCTTTGCCGGTCGTTTGAGAACTGGTCACGGATTATCGGCTTGAACCTTGCCTGGGTGTTGGCTGACGAGATCGATACGGTGACGCCCAGCATTGCCAACAAGGCATTTCCCAAGATCCTTGGTCGTTTGCGCTCGGGCAATGTCCGGCAGTTTGCCGCGGCCAGCACGCCAGAGGGTTTCCGCTGGATGTGGAACACGTTTGGCAGTGATGACGCAAAAGCGCGGCCAGATCGGCATCTGATCAAGATGCGCACCGTAGACAACCCACACTTGCCACCGGACTTTATTGAGCGACTGCAGGCCAACTACGATCCAAGCTTGCTCAAGGCGTATCTAGACGGCGAATTCGTCAACCTCACCACTGGCCAGGTGTATGACCGCTTTGATCGCAGCAAACATGTATTGGCAACCATGCCAGACATCAGTAAAGAGCCGCTCAGGGTTGGCGTTGACTTTAACGTTGGCAACATGTCAGCCGTAATTGCCATCCGGCAGGGCAGCAGCCTGTTAGTAATAGATGAGATCTCAGGTGCGCATGACACTGACGCCCTGGCGCAGTCGATCAAATCCAGATACCCGACGCATCGCATCTATGTTTACCCTGACGCCAGTGGCGGCAACCGCAGCACCAACGCTGCACAAACAGACATCCAAATCCTTGAGTCGTACGGCATGTCAAACCAATCGCCGCGCAGCAATCCTCCCGTCCGCGATCGCGTGGCTGCTGTTCAAGCTTTGCTGGAAAACGGCAAAGGCCAAGTTCGGCTACAGGTAGCAAGCGGCTGCCGCAAAGTGATTGAGTGCCTTGAGTTGCAGTCCTACAACGAGAAAGGTGAGCCTGACAAGGACGCAGGCTATGACCACATGAACGATGCACTTGGCTACATCATCTGGCGTGAGTTCAACCCACTGCACGCCAATGCTGGACGAAGCACTGGCATCAGGCTATATTAAATCCGCTATCTATTTACTGCACTCATGCTGACCGGCGCTGAACTACTGTCGAAAGTCAAAGAAGCTGGGCACCTTAACAAGACCGAGCTGGTCCGTGAATGCGGCTACATCAAAGGCGAAAAGCTTTGCTTCACCGCGTTTTACGAAGCGCTCCTCGAGGCCAAGGGCATTGCATTGGCTGGCCCTAAAAAGGCAGGTCGCACCTTGACCTACAAAACCAAGGTGCAGTTCAACGGCAAGCTGTCCATTGGTGAAGGGTACGTCAAGGAGATGGGCTTCAACCCTGGCGATGAGTTTGAAATTAAGGTAACCCGCAACAGCGTTACACTGACTGCAGCTTGACATATGACATGTACACGGGTTTCAACTACTACGACCGGCCTACGGCAGAGCGTAAGGTCACCCGTGTGCAGGATGCAAACTCCACGTGGTACGCGCAAGAGGCGCATTGGATTCTGATTGAAGACTTGCTGGGCGGAACTTACGAGATGCGCCGCAAGCACCGCCGCTACCTGCCGCAAGAGCCACGCGAGCAAGACGAGTCCTACGACAACCGTCTTGCTCGCAGCGTGGTGCCGCCGTACTACCAACGCCTAGAGCGACTGCTGGCTGGGATGTTGACCCGCAAGCCGGTGCGGTTGATCGATACCAGTGACACCATCCGTGAGCAGTTGTTTGACGTTGACCTCAACGGCAACGACCTCAACGTGTGGACCTATGAGACCGCGCGCAAGATGGTGCGCTATGGCCACATTGGCACGCTAGTAGATGCACCTGCTGATGGCGGCAGGCCGTATTGGGTGACCTACACACCACGCGACATCCTTGGATGGCGCACTGAGGCAAAGGAAGGCAAGCAGCAGCTGACCATGCTGCGCCTGCAGGAGCTGGCCAGCGTGCCTGATGGTGAGTACGGCGAGAAGGTGGTGCAGCAGGTGCGTGTATTGACGCCTGGCGAGTACCAGATCCACCAAAAGGATGACAAGGGCGACTTCCGCATTGTGGACGAAGGCCGCACCAGCCTTAGCGAGATCCCATTCAGCGTTGCCTATGCCAACCGCGTGGGCTTTATGGAATCACGGCCGCCGCTGGAGGATATTGCCGAGCTAAACCTGAAGACCTATCAGATTCAGTCTGACCTTGATAACCAGTTGCACATCTCAGCGGTGCCAATGCTGGCGTTTTATGGATTCCCAAGCAGTGCCGAGGAAGTATCAGCAGGCCCCGGTGAAGCGATTGCATTTCCTGCAGAAGGCCGCGCTGAGTACATCGAACCCGGCGGTACCAGTTTTCAGCATCAGTTCCAGCGGCTAGAGCAGCTTGCATTGCAGATCAATGAGCTTGGCCTGTCGGCAGTGCTAGGCCAGAAACTGACTGCCGAGACCGCTGAAGCAAAGCGCATCAATCGCAGTCAAGGTGACAGCACCATGATGGTGATTGCGCAAAATATGCAGGATATGATCGACAACTGCCTGCAGTTCCATGCGCAGTACCTCGGCCAGAATGAAGCCGCCGGCAGCTGCCATGTGAACCGTGACTTTATGGGTATCCGGCTTGACCCGCAGGAGATTACCAGCCTGCGCGAGCTTTACACTGCTGGCACCATCACTCAAGAAACCCTGCTGCAGCAACTGGCTGATGGCGAGGTCTTGGGCGATGATTTCGACGTTGAACAAGAACTGGAGGCCACGGCTAATGCGGGAATGGACCTACAACCTGCTGGACAGGCTGACCGACTGGCTAGTGGATCTGATGATTATGTTGGAACCGAAGAGGCCACGCCGCCAAGAGCTTGATTATCACGTCAGTGTGCTGCCAGATGAAATCTTGGCAATCATCCGCATTAGCTGGTACAAAGATGGCAAGCCCGATTCAATTGATGAGGTGGTATTGATGGAAGACGGCCAAAACGGGTATGACGCGTTTGCGGAAGTCGTGACTAGCGCGCTGCATCGCGGCGCCAATTTAAGCATCCGCTCTGGCTATAGCGCAACAGACTTGGGCATCATGCAATGACAACACCAGCCAGGCTGTACCGCAACGCGATTGACCTGAATCGCTATAGCAATAGCGTGGCTCGGCGTGTCATCAACGCATACAACGACATCATCATTGATGCAGTCAATCAGCTGCGCACCATTGATGATTTGGCAGCGCCGGTCAAGGCTGCCAGGTTGCGCGCCATCTTGGCGCAGCTCAAGGATTCACTGGCTGGCTGGGCTGGTGATGCAACAGAGTTAACGGTCACTGAGCTGCAAGGCTTGGCTGAGCTGCAGTCTGAATTTGTAGCCGAAGAGCTACGCAAGGCGCTGCCAGCTGGTGCGCGCACGGCGGTCAATACCGTGGAAATCAGCCCGCAGTTTGCGCAAAGCGTGGTCACAACCGACCCAACGCAAATCAACGTGGTTGCGCTATCGGATGATCTGTTTGCAGCAGTGCAAGGCGCACCGCAGACATTCAGCCTCACTGCTGCGCAAGGTGCCACCATTACGCTGCCCAATGGCGAGGTAGTCAGCAAGGCGTTCAGGGGCATTGCCGTTGATCAGGCTGAGCGATTTTCGCAGGTGGTGCGGCAAGGATTGCTGACAGGTGAAACCACGCCAGACATCGCCAAGCGCTTGATTGGCAGCCTGCAATTTGGCGAGCAGGCCAAGACCGTAGGGCAGCTTGTGGCAGCAGGCGGCCAGGCAACTGCCGTGGCCGACAACCAAGTCATGGCTCTAGTGCGCACCAGCATCAATCAAGTGGCCAATAGCGCCAGCCAGCAGGTGTATGAGGCCAATCAAGACATTACCAAGAAATATCGCTACGTTGCCACGCTTGATACCCGCACCACCGCAATCTGTCGTGCATTAGATGGCCGCGAGTTTGAATACGGCAAAGGGCCAATGCCGCCGCAGCACTTCAACTGCCGCTCAACCACGGTGCCCATCATTGATCCAGACATCCTGCCGCCGTCTACTACTGCAACCCGCGCTAGCAAGGATGGCCAAGTGCCAATCAACCAAAGCTATGGCGAGTGGCTAGCCAAGCAACCACGCAGCGTGCAGGCTGAAGCATTAGGACCAGAGAAAGTGCCATACTTCAACCGGCTTGCCAATAAGTACGGCCCGCGCGATGCAATTGCAAAGCTAGTCCGTGATGACGGTTCAGAGGTAACCTTGGAGCAGCTACGCAAACGATATGGACCTGCCAAGCCTTAGGCATTTCCAAAATGGCCTGATCGTCAGCGATCCTGTCGAAGCCTTTATTGACGGCAATTGGATTGCTGCAGTGCTATGCCAACGTGATGATGGCAGCCAATACTGGGCAACGCTTGACATGGCTAAGCTTGCATCAGTAACTGAGTGGCGCGATGCCGTTAAAGAAGGGCAAGTCACAGGCTGCAGTATCAGCCAACATCAAGACCGAGATGAAAAAGGGCAAACCGCAAAAGCAATCCGTGGCAATCGCGCTGTCAAAAGCCGGAAAAGCAAGGAAGCGTAAGTGATGGCCAAGAAACCTGGGCTTTACGCCAACATCAATGCCAAGCGCGAGCGCATTGAGCGTGGCAGCAACGAACGCATGGCACGCAAGGGTGAAGAGGGCAGGCCATCTGCTGCTGCATTTAAGGCTGCAGCTAAGACTGCCAAGAAACGCAAGCGCAAAGGCGTAAAGTAGGAGCGCACTCTATCCCTGCGGGATACGCATGTCTGACGAAAACCAGACCCAGGAGCCTGCGGCAACTGGTGACACTGAAGCGCTGCAACGTAGCGTTGAAGCGCTAGAACGCAAGAATCAAGAATTGATCGCCGAGCTGCGATCAGCAAAGAAATCACCGAAGCTACCCGATGGCGTCAACATCGACGAGCTGCTTGATTTCAAGCGCAAAGCCGAACAAGCCGAACTTGAGCAACAAGGAAAATACTCCGAAGCAAGGCAAGCTTTGGAGCAGCAGTACCGCGAGGCGACGGCGCAGAAGGACCAGCGCATCGCAGAACTCGAGTCCCGTGTCCGTGAGTTGGAGCTGGTCACACCAGCCGTGACCGCATTGGCGGACATCGTGCATGACCCCGACTTGGTGCTCAAGACCAAGCTGAGCAGTGATCAGATTGAGCGTGACCCTGATGGCACGGTGGTAGTCGTCGATGGCTACCAGCGCACACCTGTTAGCGAATGGGCCAAGACGCTACCCGCCTGGATGCAAAAGCAACCCAAGCCGCAGGGTAGTGGCGCACCATCTGGCCGCAGTAACGGTGACGCCACTTTTGGCATCAAAAACCCGTTCCTGCAAGAGTCATTCAATTTGACCGAGCAATCACGCCTGTTCCGCACCGACCGTGATATGTACAACCGATTGAAAGCTGCAGCAGGACGTTAATATATTTGCAACCGGCTGCGCTGGGTATCTAAGGGCTGCGCCCACAATCAACCAATCCCCTGAGGTTTCATCATGGCGACCCTTCGCTCTGATGTCATCATCCCCGAGATTTTCACGCCTTACGTCATTGAGCAAACCACACTGCGTGATGCCTTCTTGGCATCCGGCGTGGTGCAGCCCATGGCTGAGCTGAACGCTGCAGAGGGTGGTGACTACATCAACGTTCCCTTCTGGAAGGCCAACCTGTCCGGCGATTTTGAAGTGCTGACTGACAGCACCTCGCTGACGCCTGGCAAGATCACTGCCGACAAACAAGTTGGCGTGATCCTGCACCGCGGCCGCGCCTTTGAGTCCCGTGACCTTGCAGCCCTTGCTGCTGGCGCTGACCCGATGGCTGCCATCGGCGCCAAGGTTGCCTCTTATGTGGCCAACCAGCGCCAGAAGGACCTGATCAAAACGCTGGAAGGCGTGTTTGGCGGTCTGACCTCCAACTCCGGCGCTGCTTTTGCTCCGCTGTCGTTTGACCTGAGCGGCATGACTGCCCTTGGCCCCCGCCAAGTGGCCAAAGCTCGTGCGCTGTTGGGCGATCAAGGCGACAAGCTCACCGCCGTTGCCATGCACTCTGCGGTCTATTACGACCTCGTTGAGCGCAAGGCCATCGACTACGTGACCAACACCGAAGCACGCGGTGGCGGCACTGTGGCTACCACTGGCATTGCTCCTGTGTTTGCAGGCAGCATCGCTGGTGCTTACGGCGGCGACAACCCCGTGCCCGCCTACATGGGCCTGCGTGTGATCGTCTCTGACGACCTGGCGCCCACCAGCACCAACTACCCCGTCTATTTCTTCACCCAAGGCGCTATCGCCAGCGGTGAGCAAATGGCGATGCAGACCGAAACCGACCGTGACATCCTCGCCAAGAGCGATGCCATGTCCATCGACCTGCACTACTGCTACCACCCTGTGGGCGCTAAGTGGGCCGTCACGACCCCCAACCCCACCCAAGCTCAGCTTGCCACCGTCGGCAACTGGACCAAGGTGTACGAAACCAAGAACCTTGGTATCGTCCGTGGCACCGTCACTTCTAACTTCTGAGGTAACTAACCATGGCGCAACCCTCCCAGTTTGAAATCAGCACTGAGCAGTACATCACTGCCAGTCATTTCATCGCCTCTTCTGTGGCTGACGTGCAGTTCTTCACCGCTCCGGTGAAGTGCGAAGTGGTAGCAGTGCGCGAGATCCACACTGTTGCTGGCACCGATGGCAGTGCCGTCACTGGCACCATCCGCCGCTGCCAAGGCACCGAAGCTGCTACAGCTGGCGATGATCTCCTCGGCGATACCAAGCTCGACCTCAAGGGCACTGCCCTGACCGAGCAGGCTCCTGCCCTGACCGCCACTAATGGCAACTTGGTGCTGGAAGCCGGCAACCGCTTGGCACTTGACGTGACAGGCACCACCACATCTCTGGCTGGTGTGATCCTGACCGTGCTGCTCAAGCGCGTCTGATGGGGCTGTTCGCTTTCCGGCGACTGCGTGATCAAGAGGCTGCCTCTTCGGAGGTGGCCTCATTTTCTATTGCAGAGCCAATGCCTACACTAGATGTAACGGAGCCTGACGATGGCAATCACGATCATCGCAACGCCAAACGCGGCAGACGCAAACTCATACCTGACGTTGGCTGATGCGCAGGCCATCATTGATGGCATGGTGCTAGATGCTGACGTGACAGCCTGGGCTGCCGCAACCACGGACAACAAAAACCGTGCGTTGTATTCCGCTGCGCAGAGGCTAGATCGTGAACGCTTTCTTGGTGCTCGCTCTACTGATACCCAGTCAATGCAATGGCCGCGAACTGGTGTTCGTAAGCCCGATACCTATATCAATACCTACGCGGTGGGATTTCCGTTTCGCATTACCACCGACTATTTTGCCGACAACGAAATCCCAGATCAAATCAAGCGCGCGCAGGTGGTGCTGGCCGTTTACCTTAACAACAACCCAGACGGCCTTGGCCTTAGCGGGCTGGAAGACTACAAAAACGTCAAAATCGGCAGCCTAGACGTGACGCCTAACCTTGGCTATGGCGCCGTTGGCGTTGACAAGGTACCGCCGATCATGGAGCGCTATTTGACAGGGCTTAGAATCAGCGGACCAGGTAACGTTGCGATCAAACGGAGCTGACCATGGATCGGTCTTACAGCATCGGTTTTGAGTACATCGACGATACCGCTGCGCATGCCGGCCGCTTCTGGCAGATCTACGCCGTGGCTGATGCAGTAATCGCCAGCGCTGTGATCGAAAACCAGACTGGCAATACGTTTGCATCAGTGCCACTCAAGGCGGGCGATTCGGTCTCTGGTGTGTTCACCAGCGTTACCCTTGCTTCCGGCAAAGTTGTTGCATACAAGGTATGAACATGAGCGACTCCAACGTCTTAGGCATTGACTACGGCAAAGGCGGAACGTTTATTGGCGACACGACAACGCGAACCGGCCGTTGGTGCGCAATCCACTTTACGACTAACACGCACATCGACACTATTGTCTCGGCGAACTACGACGGCAGTACGTTGTCAGGGCAAAGCTTCAGCGCCTCAACTACGCTATATGGCGTGTTTACCAGCATTAAGCTACAAAACGGCCACTGCGTTGCATACAAGCTCTGATGTCCTTAGCCAACCCGCTACGTAAGGTTGCTGGCAAACTGATGGCACGGTTTGGCGGTGAGGCGACCATCCGCCGCGTCACGATGGGCAGCTACAACCCAGTGACTGGCGCTGCTGTTGAGACCACGACTGACACAGCAGTTCAAGGCGTGCTGGAAGATGTCGCCTTGCGCGAGGTCAATGATTTGATCCAAGCAGGCGACAAGCGGCTGATCATTGCAGCGGCTGATCTGGCCAACGCACCTACCACAGCTGATCGCGTCGTCATCGGTGGCCGCAGCTTGCAAGTGATCGAGGTGCGAACTGTCGAGCAAGACAATACCGCGATCACCTATGAGCTGATCCTGAGGGACTGATGGCACGCACCATACGAATTGGCGATATTGGCGATTACGCCAGCCAGCAGATGGAGAAGCTGTTGCGTGCATCGGTGCTAGAAACTGACGCGTTGCTCAAAGCCGCCAGCCCAGTGGATACGGGTAGGTTTCGCTTTAGCTGGCAGGTTGGTGAAAATACCACTGGACGCCCACCTGACTATTACGGCAACGAAGGAGGACCAAATGCCAACATTCCACCGCTCGTAAAGCTGAACTATCAAAACGAGCGCATTGGCAATGTCTACAGCGTCCACAACAACCTGCCATATGCGGAGCCATTGGCTAATGGCAGCAGCAAACAGGCATCTGCCGGCTGGATCCAAGGCATCGCCAAGGACGTGCAAGGCCGGGTCAGAATTGCGGCAGATCGCATCGGCAGGGAATCATGAGCAGCACCATCAATGATGTCCGTGCTGCCATTGAAGGGCGCATTGCTACGCACATGGCAATTGCACCGGCATATCCGGTGAGTTACCAGAACGTGCCATTTACGCCACCAAACAATGCACCGTGGCTGCAGGCATTCATCCGCTTTGGCGACAATGCCTATGCCACGCTTCTGCCTACAGGTAGCGCAGGGTTTAACCGGCATAATGGCGTGCTGACCGTGAACATCTTCACGCCTATTGGCGTTGGCACTGTTGCTAACTTCACCATTGCCGAGAGGATCAAGAATCTGTTTGACCGTGTGACTGTATCAGGCATCATCTTTGACCCAGTATCTGGTCCGGCACAGGTAACGCCTGCTGCGCCACAGCCGTATTACCAGACCCAATTGACCGCAACGTTTGAAGCCTATTTAGACTGAGCGCAGCCACTACCGTTCACAACATGGCTGTTACTGTTCTGTCCGGTACGTCCGGCGCCCTCTACTACAAACCCGCCGGCACCAACGGCAACTTCCCCGAGTCTGGAGTTAATGCCAGCACGGATGTTATCACCGTTCAGCCGTACCTGAATTTCAAGGCTGGCGATCCGGTCAAGTTCCGCGTCATCAACAGCCAGACTGGCGGATCCGGCACTGGTACGCTGCCGTCTCCCATTGATGCAGCCACCACCTACTACGTGCTGTCCTACACGGCTGCGACTGGTGCGCTGACCGTCTCCACGTCGGCTGGTGGCACCATCCTTGCCATCACTGACGACGGCACGGCAGTGGCGCCCAACGAGTTTGAGGTGTACTACGCCGATTTTGCTGCCGTTGGGCAAGTGCAGTCTTGGTCTTTTGAGATCAGCCGCGCTGAGATTGACGTGACCACTATCGGCCAAGCCGCTGGGCAGTATGCACCCTTCCGTGCCTACATCCCTGGTTTTGCCGACGGCAATGGCACTGCTACCGTCTACGTGACCAACGAAGACGCTGCACTGTCTAACCGCATGGTGGAAGACGTGCTGCAGCGTCAGCAGGTAGGTTGCGCGTTCAAGCTGTACACCGACAAGCAGGGGACTGAGGCGCTGAGCCGCAGTATCGCCATGGATGCAGTGCTGACCTCGGCCAGCCTGAACGTCAACCCTGACGATGCCCAGCAGGTGGAGATCGCCTTCCGTCCGGCTGGCGTGCCGACGTTTGACTTCAGCACCAGTGCCTGATAGCAAAATCGCCCCGGCTTGCGCTGGGGCTTTTTTGTGTTTAGAGTACACCTAACTCATCAACTTTTATGGGATCCGCGCTTGCACGCCTCAAAAAAGCAGCCAACCTGACGCCAACCAAGCGGGTTGTAACGCTAACAGATGGCAGTGTGTTTGAGTTTTACGCTGCGCCACTCACGATGGCCGAGCGTGAGCGCGCACAAAAAATGCCTGGCGGCGATGACACCAATGGCTTTGCATTGAACTTGCTAGTTACGAAGGCCGTGGACGACACCGGCAAGCGCTTGTTTGCAGCTGGCGAAATTGCCGAACTCAAGGAAGAGGTGCTAGATGCTGACCTGCAAGGCATGATGTTGGCGATCATCACCAACCCAGAGGACGCAGAACAGCTGGACATGAAAAGCATTAAAGAAGGAGCTAAGTAAAGACAATCTGCTACTGCTACAGCTTGGCGTTGCAAAGGAGCTTGGCTATAGCTTGGCCAGGCTCAATCAAGAGGTGACGCTAGAGGAGCTGCTGATTTGGAGCAGCTACTTTGAGCTTCAAAACGAGGAGCAGGAGCGTAGAATGAAGCAAAGGCGGTAGGGTTGCGCTGTGTCTGTCGTCGCTAATGTTGCCATTAACGTTGACAGCCGCAATGCTGTTAGCAAACTGCGCGAGGTACAGTCGCAGGCAAGCGCGACGGAGAAGGCATTTGGTGCGCTGCAGTCCGCTTTGGGCGCCTTGGGCGCTGGCTTTGCGCTGACAAAGGTCATTGCAGATGTTAAAGAATTAGATACCAATCTGCGGCGTCTAAGCACTGTCGGCGTTGATGTAGGCAAGATCAGTCCAGCTCTTTCAAAGCTAAGTGCTGAGCTAGGCGGTGTCGCAAGCAAAGCTGAATTAGCGGCAGCCTCGTATCAAGCGGCATCCGCAGGTTTTAGTGATACTGCAGGCAATGTCAATATCCTGCGCGCTGCAACCAAGGCTGCCGTTGGCGGCCTGGCTGATACGCAAGCTGTAACCGAAGTTCTAGTCAAGACTTTGAACAGTTATGGAATGTCTGGCAACCAAGCCATACAAGTAACTGACAGTATTTCTAAAGCGGTAGAGCTTGGCAATCAAGAATGGTCGGACTACACTAGCCAGTTAGGCCGTGTTGCATCTATTGCAGCGCTTGCTGGTGTCAGCCTTAATGAAGTCAATACATTTATTGCTGCTGCTACCAAGAATGGCGCCACGGCTGAAATTGCATTTACCGGCCTTGGCGCAACTCTGAACACACTGCTACAACCTACCAAGGAAAGCCAAGAGGCTGCCGCGCAACTGGGCATTCAATGGAACTACAGCGGGTTGCAAGCCAAAGGATTTACAGGCTTAATGGCTGAACTGGCTGTAGCTATTGAAAAAGACAAAGAAGCATCTGCGCGTCTACTTGGAAGCCAAGAAGCAATGCGTGGTGCATTTGCCGCTGCATCCAAAAATGGCGCAGACTTCAAAAAAATTCTTGAGCAAATTGGCGACGCATCTGGTAAAACAGACGCTGACTTTCAAACCATGAAAGGCAGCCTTGAGAATACACTCAAGGCATTAGACACGGCATTCAAAAATCTTAGCGAAGCATTAGGCAAAGCCTTTGGGCCAACACTTGTCATTGTTATTCAAGACGTCACCAAAGGCGTAAATGCTTTTGCCGGTGCAATGAATGCCGTGCCGCAACCTGTAATGGACGCAGCCGGTGCGGCAGCAAAGGCAGTGGCTCAAATGCTGCTACTTAAAAAAGCCATTGAAGCCATTATTGCATTGCGGCTTGGCATTGCCGCAATGTTTGCTGCCACTGCAACAGGTGCGGCGACTGCTGCCACTGCAGCATCTGGTTTGAGTATGAATATGCGATATCTGCAAGGTTCTATGGCGGCGGCGCAAACGCAGGCCACTGGATTAGTTGGCGTACTTAAAAATCTGGCTGCATTTGGTATCATTACAGTTGGCATCAATCTTGCGGTTAGCGGCTTGCAGCAAGTTATTGCAGCCAACTTGGAAATTGCAAGGTTGCGTGGCGAGCGGCAGGCCGGTGGGGCTGCGGCAATTTATCAAGGCGCCGCACCGATTGAATCTAAACAAGCTGCACAATCCACGCTTGCTGCCATACAAAAAGAGCGCCAGCGGCTCAACTCTGCCGGAACAATTGCCACGGGAATGCTTGGCCCTCTAGCGCCACTTGTTGGCGGCATGTCACCAGGCGCTAGGGCTGATCGCTTGGGTGTATTGCGTGAACGCGAGTTACGTGCTGCCGGAACAGCTGCGCTACCCACCCGCGTGGCACCCAATGCCATGGGTACGCAAGTCGACGACATGGTAGGTGGCGGCAATGGCGGTGGCGGTGCAGGTGGTGGCCGCGGTGGCGCAGCAAGCAAAGCAGCCAACGAAGCAGAACGCGCCGCAAAAGCAGCAGCCCAAGAAGCCGCAAGGGTCAAAGATGTCATCCGCGATAGGTTGGCAGAGGGCCAATTTATGCGTTTTAAATCGGAGATGCAGGACAGAATTGCAAATGCAGAAATTGCTGGCGACAAAATGCTGGCAGCGCGATTGAATGGCGCACAGCGTGAACTGGACATTCAATACCAATATGCGCAAGAGTTAGCAAAAGAAAAAGACATAGACGCTCAAAGGGCAATTATCTTTGAAGGCCAAGTCGCCTTGGTCGCCAATCAGCGCGAGGTTCAGCGAGAACTGAATAAACTGCAACAGCAAAACGACCAAGACAGGCTTGCATCGCTGCAAAAAGCCATTGAAAAACAATATGAACTTAATGCAGCTGTGCAAAATCAACTGCGGCTTGCCGATGGTGTTGCCAATACGCTGGGCGAAGGATTGGGATCAGCCTTTAATGCCTTGATTGCTGGCGCGCAAGGATGGGAAAAAAGTCTGCAGCAAATTGCGTCTGGTGTTCTTCTTGATATTGCCAATCAACTAATCAGGATCTTTGTCATTGAGCAGGCAATCAATGCCATCAAGGCATTCCTTACGCCGTTTAGTCCAGCAACGCCACTTGGCGCAGGCGGCGGAACGGTTGGCAAGTTTGGAACACTTGGCCCGAACTATGGCATCCCACAGCGCGCCAAAGGCGGCCCGGTATCCAGCGGCCAAACCTACATGGTGGGCGAGCGTGGCCCTGAACTGTTCGTGCCTGGCCGCAGCGGGTCCATCGTGCCCAACGACAAGCTGGGCAGCGGCGGCAGCACCAGCGTTGTAGTAAACGTCGATGCCAGCGGCAGTAAAGTAGAAGGCAACGACCAACAGGGCAACCAACTGGGCCGCGTCATTGCTGCCGCCGTCCAGCAAGAACTCATCAAACAAAAACGCCCTGGAGGCTTGCTGGTGTAATGGCTACCTTTCCCAACTACAAACCGACGTATTCGGCCACCAAAAGCAGCGAGCCAAAGATTCGTACTACGCAATTTGGCGACGGCTACCAACAACGCATCACCTTCGGCCTCAACCAAAACCCCAAGGAATGGCGACTGTCTTTTAACGTCACCGACGATGACGCCGACGTCATCGAAGCATTCCTAGACGCTCGGGCTGCTGATGCCGCTTCTTTCACTTGGACCCCTCCAGGTGAAGCCGTCAGCTACAAGTGGATTTGCCCTAGCTGGACGCGCGAGCTATTTGATTTTGATCGCAGCAAGATTGACGCGACCTTCACGCAGGTATTTGAGCCGTGACCGTCCCCGTTTCTGATCTTCAGGCAATCGCGCCCAGCGCCGTTATCGAGCTATTCGTGCTGGAGTTGAACGTCCCGCAACACGGCGTAGCCGACATTTACCGCTTCCACGCTGGCACCAACCTGAACGCCAACGGTGAGCTGGTATGGGCCGGCAATAGCTACCTCCGCTTTCCCATTGAGGCAGACGGTTTTGCTTATGAAGGCAAGGGTTCCCTGCCTCGTCCACGCCTGCGCTGCAGCAACATCATGGGCACCATCACCGCAATCTTGCTGACCTTGCCAAAGGGCCTGGAAGGTGCCAAGGTGTCCCGGATCCGCACCCTAGCCCGGTACATCGACGCTGTGAATTTCCCCGGTGGCGTCAACCCTTACGGCACCCCGGACCCGACAGCAGAGTTTCCACGCGAGGTCTACTACATCGACCGCAAGTCAGTCGAAACCCGCGATGCGGTGGAGTTTGAACTCGCAGCGGCGTTCGATCTGATCGGGGTACGTGCACCCCGACGCCAGTGCATCAGCAACATTTGCCAGTGGGCCTACAGGTCTGCAGAGTGTAGCTACACCGGCACTTCCTACTACAACGAAAACGATCAAAGCGTCGCCACCGCGCCAGAAGATGTCTGCGGCAAACGATTGAGCAGCTGTCAAATCCGCTTTGGCTCAACAGCCCCGTTGCCCTTTGGCTCATTCCCCGGCGTGGGCACATATTCCTCATGACCTGGCGTACCGCAGCACTTGATCACGCCAAGGCCGAGGATCCACGCGAAGCCTGCGGGCTGCTGGTGGTGGTCAAAGGCCGCGAACGCTACTGGCCGTGCCAGAACCTCTGCACCGGTGCAGACCAGTTCATCCTCAACCCGGATGACTACGCAGCCGCCGAAGATGCCGGCGAAATCATCGCGGTGGTCCATAGCCATCCGGTCACCCCGCCACAACCCAGCGGCCCTGATCTGGTGGCCTGCGAAAACAGCGGCCTACCGTGGCATATCGTCAACCCCAAAACCGAGGTGTGGGGCGGCTGCGAACCATCCGGCTACAAGGCACCCCTAGTCGGCCGCGAATGGGCATGGGGCATTACCGACTGCTGGACGCTGGCCCGTGACTGGTACGTCGAGCATGGCCTGCAACTACCCGACTGGGAGCGCCCGCTGACGCCAGAGGCATTTGAGGCAGATCCCCTGTTTGATCGCTACTGGAAAGAAGCCGGCTTCCGCGAGCTGGACGAAGAGGAAGAGCTGCAGCCCGGCGATGCGCTACTGATGAGCATCAGCGGTTCCGGCCTCAATCACGTCGGCGTTTACATCGGCGACCAGCTGGTGCTGCACCACATTCGCGGCCGGCTCAGTAGTCGCGACATGTACGGCGGCTGGCTGCAGAAATGCACTGGCCGCCGTCTCCGCCATTACGATGCAGGGAGGCTAGAGCTGACGTGATGTTGCGCACAATCCGCATCTACGGGCGCTTGGCCAAGTTCCTGAAGCGCCGCAAGTTTGAAGCCGAAGTCTCCAACGCAGCCGAGGCTGTGCGCTTCCTTGTAACCAACTTCCCCCAGCTGGAACGCCACATGGCAGAACAGCATTACCGCGTAAGCGTCGGCACCTACGATCTGTCACTCGACGAGATCCACGATCCAGCCGGCAGCCAAGAAATCAAGATCGTGCCAGTGGTGACCGGCGCTGGCGCTACGGGGCGAATTATTGCCGGAGTGGCGTTGGTAGCGCTGGCTTTCGCTAGCGGTGCTGGTTTCTTGGGAGCGGCATTCGCCAAAAATATCGGATTATTTACGGCCTTAAAAGGCGTAGGCGCCGTTCTTGCTCTCGGCGGCGTATCTCAGCTACTCACACCTGTCCCAACACTTAGCGCCCCTTCAACGGTTGACACCGCCAAGGACCCCCGCAAAAGCTATTCCTTTAGTGGAATACAAAACACCAGCCGTCAAGGCACTCCAGTGCCCATCGTTTACGGCGAGACACTGGTGGGCTCAATTGTGATTTCAGCAGGCATCGACACTGAGCAGGTAACAGCATGAAACGGATTGGCGGTTCTGGTGGCGGTGGCGGTGGCGGCAAAGGCCGCAGCAGTGGCGGTGGCCCGCAGACCTATACGCCCACCGAAGCTGCCGACACGCTCAACTCAAGGCAATACGCCAACCTCATCGACCTCATCAGCGAAGGCGAAATCCAAGGGCTCAAAGACGGCCACAAATCGATCTTCATCAATAACACTCCCCTACAAAATCAAGACAACTCATACAACTTCAACAACGTAACAGTCTGGACACGCAACGGAACCCAGAACCAGGATTACATCCCAACCGTTGACGCTGTTGAGAACGAAGTTGCCGTTGGCGTAACAGTTCTCCAGGCAACGCCAGTCGTTCGCAGTATCACAGACACCGCAGTCGATGCCGTCCGCGTCACCATCAACATTCCTGCCCTGCAGCGAATCACAGATCAGGGTGACATTGTTGGCAGTGTTTTCAGATTTCAGATCTCCACGCAATACTCAAGCGGTGGTTATACCGTTGTTGTTGATGACGTAATTAGAGGCCGGACAGCCGATCTATACCAGCGCGACTACCTAATCACCCTGACGGGATCCAAACCTGTCAATATCAAGGTGACTCGCGTCACCGACGACAACTCAGAGCAAGACGCACCAGGCGGTGAATCCGCAAAAATCACAAACGCATTCAGTTGGTCGAGTTACACAGAACTTACCTATGCAAAGCTGCGCTATCCCAACAGCGCATTAGTAGCAGTACGCATCGACGCTGAGCAGTTCAACTCCATCCCTTCGCGCACCTACTTGGTGCGTGGCATCAAGGTCCGCATTCCCAATAACGCCACCGTCGATTCAGTCACCGGCCGCCTGATCTATGCAGGCATATGGAATGGCAGCTTTAACGCCGCGCAATGGTGCAGCGACCCCGCCTGGATCCTGTGGGATCTGCTCACCTCCCGCTACGGATTCGGCCAGCACATCAGCGCCGCCCAGCTGGACAAGTTTGCTTTCTACTCCGCCAGCCAGTATTGCGCTGAATTGGTACCTGACGGCTTCGGCGGTCAAGAGCCCCGTTTCTCCTGCAACATCAACATCCAAACGCAGGAAGACGCCTACAAGTTGATCAATGACATGTGTTCGGTGTTCCGGGCCATGCCCTACTGGAGCACTGGTGCGCTAACCATTAGCCAAGACCGCCCCGCTGACTCCGCCTATCTGTTCACGCTGGCAAACGTCTCCGAGGAAGGCTTCAGCTATTCGGGCAGCAGTCTAAAGACACGGCCAAATGTAGCCGTGGTCAGTTACCTTGACCTAGAGCTGCGGGACGTTGCCTACGAGGTCGTCGAGGATCAAACCTCGATCAGCAAATACGGCGCCATCACCACCGAGATCAGCGCCTTTGCCTGCACCAGTCGTGGGCAAGCCGGTCGAATTGGGGAGTGGCTCCTCTACTCCGAGCAATACGAAGGCGAGGTAATCAGCTTCTCCGCCAGCATTGACGCCGGCGTGATGGTGCGGCCTGGCCAGATCATCGAGGTTAGCGACCCCGTGCGAGCTGGTGCCCGCCGCGGTGGCCGCATCGCCTCCGCAACTACCACGGCAATCACCGTCGATGACGCAACCGGCCTGACATCAAGCGGCGCCACGCTGTCGGTCATTCTGCCGGATGGCACGGTGGCCGCCCGCAGCGTCGCCAGTATCGCCGGCAAGGTCATCAACCTGACATCCGCACTACCCACGGCACCCAATGCCAACAGCATCTGGATCCTTGAAACCGCTTCAATCCAGACCTCGACCTGGCGCGTGATCAGCGTTGCTGAACAAGATCAGGCCACCTACCAGATATCGGCCCTCGCCTACAACTCGAGCAAGTACGCCTACGTGGAGCGAGGCCGGCCGCTTGAGGTTCGCGACATAACCGATCTCAACGAGATACCCGATGCACCAGCCAGCCTCTCGTTTGAGGAGGCGCTCTACAGCTACCAAAACCAGATCCGCGCCAAGGTAATTGTTTCTTGGCCGGCGGTACTTGGCATTGCCCAGTACCGGGTGAAATGGCGCAAAGACAGCGCCAACTGGGCTGTGGTCGATGTGCTGACCAACGACTACGAAATCCTCGACATCACGCCTGGGTTGTTTGAGGTGCAGGTGTTCTCCATGAGCGCCGCCCTAAAGTTGTCCACCACAGCAGCCACCGGCAGCATCACGGCGCTTGGCAAGACAGCCCCGCCGTCCAACGTGACCGGCTTCTCATCGATCCTCGATGGCAACATCGGTGCCACCCTGATCTGGAACCCCGTCCCCGACTTAGACCTCAGCGAATACGAAATCAGGCAGGGCACAGTCTGGGCGTCCGCCACCTTCGTCACCAACGTGGCTGCCACCAGCTACAAACTCGGCCAGCTGGCTCCCGGTACGCGCAGCTACATGATCCGCGCCATCGACACCTCAGGTGTCTACAGCGCCGCAGCTGCCAGCACCACCGTCACCATCACTTCACCCTCAACACCGAGCGTCACCGCCACAGTGGCCGGCGACTTGGTGACACTCAGTTGGCCAGCATCCACCGCCAGCTATGCCATTGCCGCCTATGTGGTCCGGTCCAGCGCCGGTGCCATTGGCGAAATCAAGACCACCACCACCTCGCTACCGATCATCTGGAACGGCGTGCGGACTTTCTACGTGAAAGCGGTGGACTTGGCCGGCAACGAGAGTGCCGAAGGTTCAGCAGCAGTCACAATCACCCAAGCCGCCGCGCCAACTGTCTCGGTTTCTTACACAGGCCAAAACGCCGTACTGACTTGGAGCGAAGTAAACGGTACGACAAAAACGCGCTTTTACCGAATTGCACGCAACGACGCAACTGTTGCAATTTTGCAATCTACAAACTACACCACGCGTATTGACTGGACAGGTTCGCAGACATTCACTGTCCAAGCTGTTGACGCAAACAACAATCTTGGCGCTGCTGCAACTGTTGCTATCGGCCCCACGGTGCCGCCAGCTCCTAATGTGCAAAACGCTTTCAGGGGTGAACAGGTCCTGTTGAGCTGGGATCCCGTGCAGGGCAGCCTTGAAACGGCCTACTACAAAGTGCTCAGGGGCAGCACCTTTGCATCAGCTACCACATTGGCTGAAATCAAATCCACTGCCTACAGCCTGAAGGTTGATTGGACCGGCACGCAGCGATTCTGGGTAGCGGCAGTTGACGTTATTGGCAACCAGGGCCCCGAGCAATTCCAAGACGTGGTGGTCACGTCGCCATCGGCACCTGTGATCAGCCAGCAAGTGATTGACAACAACGTGTTGCTGCGCTGGACCGACTCCACGCAAACGCTGCCCATCGTCTATTACGAACTGCGCCGCGGCACCACCTACGCAAGCGGCACCTCGGTCGGCACCAAGCAGGGGCTGTTCACCACGGTATTTGAGACCGTCTCTGGCACCTACACCTACTGGCTGGCGGGCATTGACAGTGCAGGCAACGTTGGCACCCCGGCCAGCGTCTCCGCCCTCGTTAACCAGCCTCCGGATTACATCCTGCGCTCGGACATCAACAGCACCTTTAGCGGCACCTCCACCAACCTGACGCCCAATGGCACGGGCCTGCTGGCAACGGTAGATACGACAGAAACTTGGCAGTCGCACTTCACCTCCCGCGGCTGGAGCACACTGCAGGACCAAGTGAGCGCTGGCTTCACCATCTACGCCATGCCGTCTACCACCACCGGCAGCTACGTCGAGGAGTTCGACTACAGCACCGTGCTGGCTGGCACGAAAATCACCTCAACGCTCACGCGTCAGACGGTGGCCGGTTCTGTGACGGTAACCCCAACGCTCAGCGTAAAAACCGCATCTGGCGACCCTTGGACCGACTACGCAAACCAAGAGTCCATCTATGCCACCAACTTCCGCTACGTGAAGGTCCGTTACGACTTCACCAGCACAGGCGGCGATGACCTGCTGCAGCTCAGTGGACTGAACGTCCGCCTCGACATCAAGATCAAGAACGACATGGGCAATGGCACGGCAAACTCTGCGGATACTGGTGGAACGACGGTCAACTTCAATGTGCCGTTTGTGGACATTGAAAGCATTGGTGTCACACCAAGCGGAACGACGCCCAGAATCGCGATCTATGATTTTGTGGACGTCGCCAATCCCACCAGCTTCAAGGTGCTGCTGTTCGACACTGCGGGCAACCGTGTGAGCGGCGCCTTCAGCTGGCAAGCCCGAGGAAGCTAAGCCATGGCCAACTGGTCCAATCCGCTGCTAACCAGCACGTACACCAACTTCGTGACGGAAATAAAGGACCGTGACACGGACCTGGCGCTGCAGTTTGACGGCACAACCAGTAGCAACATCCCCACAAACGCCATCCGCTGGAACAGCTCGGTCAACCGCTGGCAGAAGTGGAACGGCAGCAGCTGGGCAGAGCTAACCAGCACCTATGCGCTAACTGGTCTCAGCACCACCAGCAATGCCACCATTGGCGGCACATTGGGTTCTGGGGCGATCACCAGCACGGGCAGCGTCACAGGCACGGCGCTGATCCCCAGCGGCAGCTCGGCGCCAACCAACGGGCTCTACTTGGCGGGCAGCAACATAATTGGCTTGGCCACGAACAGCGCGGGCCGGGTGTTCATCGATGCTGCTGGCGAGGTGGGCATCGGCACCGCCACGCCAGGAACATGCCTTGATGTCACGCTGGCAACTGCAAGCGCAACGGTCGGCAACATTCGTATTGCCCCAAGTTCTGCCGGCCAAGCTCGCTACCACCTATTTAACGGCGGCGGTATTGCTGAATGGTTGTTTGGTCAAAAAACAGGATCCAGTCATAACTTCATCCTGAGCAAAAGCGTCGCGGGTTCAGAGTCTGATTACCTGACAGTTGACACCGCTGGTCGCGTTGGCATCGGTACGCTGTCGCCGGCCAGCGGGCTGCATGTGCTGGAAGACGGCAACGCGCAGATCAACATCAGCGCAACAAATGCTGGGAGCAATAGCGCCGGCATTTCATTTGAGAATCAAGGACAACGCAATTGGCAGATCTGGGCTGATCGCGCAACAGACCAGTTCAGGATTGGCAACAACAGCCGAGGATCAACAAACCTTGCAATTAACAGTTCTGGCAACCTCGGCCTAGGGACGACTGCCCCTTATAGCCGCTTCACTGTTGTCCCGTCATCCACGCCTTCAACTCCGGCAACGGCCAATCAAATCACCGTTGGCGAGTCATCTGGGAATGGCGCCTATCGATTGCAGCTCGGGTATCTCTACGACACGCTGGGTCGCGGCTCCATCCAGGCTTATGACAACGGCAACGCAAGCCCCCTAATACTCAATGGCGCGGGTGGAAACGTAGGAATCGGGACGAGTAGTCCTAGTTACATACTGGATCTCAACAGTGGAGGAGCAACTCCCGCACAGATTGGTACAACAGTAAACTGGAATTTCCCTGGTTTTATATTGCGGCGCAACGCTTCAAATGTATCAACAGCAAAAATGCTGAGCATGATGCTGCAAGGTGATACGGATAGTGACACTACTCTTACTAACCACCTCAATATCTGGGGCACTTATAGCGCAGCTCCAACTACTGGCTCAACAACTGCTGGACTTAGCGGTGTCTTGAACATTGGCGCGCCGTCTGGCATTGCAGCGCATGTCAACGGAAGCCAGCGCTGGATCGTCACCTCAGCCGGCCGCTTTGGCTTGGGTACCACAGCCCCTGGAACAAGCTTCGATGTTGCGCTGGCTGCACCTTCGGCCACGATTGGCAACATCCGCATTACGCCAAGTTCTCCTGGCCAGGCCCGGTATCACCTCTACAACGGAGGAGCCACAGCTGAGTGGGTGTTTGGCCAAGCCACTAGCACCAGCCACGACTTCACCTTCAGCAAGTCCGTTGGCGGCAGTGAAAGCGAGTACCTGCGCATCGGCGCCTCCGGCCAGATCGGCATCGGCGGCGCCAACTACGGCACCAGCGGCCAAGTGCTCACCAGCAACGGCTCCGGTGCGTCGCCGTCGTGGACCACTGTTACCGCACTGACCGCTGGCACTGCCGTAAGTGCGACAGGCACTGCCGTTGATTTCACCGGCATTCCATCATCGGCAAAGCGCATCACCGTGATGATCGACGCCGTGAGCACGGATGCCACTGCCACACTCGCAGTTCAGCTAGGAGATAGTGGCGGCATTGAAACTTCTGGCTATACCGGAGGCCTTGCATGGACAGGTCCAAACACAGGCAGCAGCGGATCGGCCAGCACATTCCCACTTGCTGTAGGAGCCGCGAGTGATACCGTTTCTGGTCACGCTGTTATTACTAAAGTTTCTGGCAACACATGGGTACTATCCAGCACAGTAGCCCGTGACAATGATGACCTTGTATTTATCAGCGGTGGATCAAAAGGCCTCTCTGCAACATTGGATCGCATCCGCATTACCACAACAGGCGGCAGCGCATCCTTTGACGCAGGCACTGTGAACATTCTGTATGAGTGATGTTGTCTATCCGGCAGCAGCTACACTTTCACCATCTAACCCCACTCCATGCCCGAGTCCAAGCAAAAGCTGGTTGAGCTGATCGAGGCTTACGCCACCGCAAAAGCCACCGGCAATGCCCTACTGGTCCAGTCCGCTGGCGCCACGTTGGTCGGCTACCTAGAAAGCGTTGAGATCACCGAATCCGAGCAAACCGATGACTGACATCACCTACACCTGGGTCATTCCCCAGCTGGACTGCGCTCCCCACGAAAACGGCCTAGACGACGTGGTGAAGACGATCCACTGGCGTTACCAAGCCACCGACGGCGCCTACACCGCCGATTGCTACGGCACCGTTGGCGTGGGCGACGTGGACCCCGACGCTTTCACGCCCTATCCCGATCTAACCAAAGATCAAATCGTCGAGTGGCTGGAAGCCAATCTGGACGTTGAATCGCTGGAGCAAGGGCTTGCAGCCGAGCTGGCCGACCTGGCCAATCCGCCGATCGTGTCGCCCGCCCTGCCATGGCAGTAAAAGCGAAAGCCGGTCTTTCTGGCACCATCCGCAAGGAATCGGTGCCCAAGACCACCAGCATTGGTTACGGCGCCCGCAGTCGTCCCGGCGACGCGGGAAGAAACCCCTTAAAGGCCAAGGACGCTAAGCTGAAGTTATGGCTATCTCGCCCGGCACTTACAACATCAGCCTGCAGCGCCGGGCGGACTACAGCATCACGCTGCAGTTCAAAGACAGCACTGACGCAGCAATCAACTTGACCGGCTGGACTGTCGCCGCCCAAGCCTGGAACCAAGCCCGCACCAGCAAATACGCCGACTTTACGGTTACCTACACAAACCGCGCTACTGGTACCGTCGCCATCGCCCTGACCGACGACCAGACAACAATCTTTCCCAACGAGGCGTACTACGACGTTCTGCTGACCAACCCCTCCGGCCTAAGGGAGTATTACCTCGAGGGCGCTATTTACGTGTCCGAGGGTTACACCGCATGACCACTGTCAACGTCAGCGCTGTAACCAATACCGTCACCGTTACCGAAAACGGCAGTAGCACCGTAGTTACGGTTCCCGTAACTTCCACGGTCACTGCAATCACCGTCGGGCCTCAAGGTCCACAAGGTGTTGTTGGCGCTGGCTACGACTTCATCCAATCCAGCTCTGCATCTACCTGGACCATCAACCACAACCTCGGCTATAAGCCCAGCGTTGATGTGTACGACAGTGGCAGCCAGCAGATCCAGGCTGAGGTTTCGCATCCCAGCACTAACCAGACGGTTATCCTATTGACAGCACCTACCGCCGGCTTTGCGAGGCTGACTTGAAATGGCCAAGAAGATCTTTACAGACTTCGACTTTCAATCAGTTAGCAAGGTCACCAACCTCCCATCGCCAAGTTCAGCTGGCGACGCCGCACCCAAGTCCTACGTTGACAGTTTGGTCGAAGGGCTTGCCTGGAAGGACAGCTGCCGCGTCTCCACCCAGGCCAACCTCGACCTGAGCAACCCTGGCGCCACCATCGACGGCATCACGATGGCTAGCCAAGATCGCGTGCTGGTACGGGCGCAATCCACGGCATCCGAGAACGGCATTTATGTGTGGAACGGCTCTGCCGTAGCGCTAACCCGCTCGCTGGATGCAAGCACCTTCGCCGAGCTGGAGCAGGCGGTCACCACCGTCGAGGAAGGCACCAGCGCTGCTACAACATGGCGCCAAGATCAAATCAACGGCACCATTGGCAGCAGCTCAATCAGCTGGGTTGCATTTGGTACGTCGGCACCGTCCGCCAGTGAATCCACTGCTGGCATCGCCGAGTTGGCAACGCAAGCCGAAACCGACACTGGCACTGACGACGCCCGCATCGTCACCCCACTCAAGCTGGCCAACTGGTCCGGCCGCCTGCGCAAGGTATCCAGCAACGTAGGCGATGGCAGCGCCACCAGCTATACCGTGACTCACAACCTGAACACTCGCGACGTACTCGTCCGCGTATTCCCCAACAGCGGCCAGTACGACGACGTGGAAGTAGACGTGCAACGCACAGGCGTAAACACCGTGGCTGTGGTGTTTGCCACCGCCCCTGCCTCTAACGCCTACCGCGTAGTGGTGCTTGGCTGATGAGCCGTAACTTTCTCACACCCATTGTCCTGCCTGCTGGCACGACATCAAACGCACCGCTCAACCTGCAATCAGGCACCAACCTGACGACAGCAGCAGCTGGCGCTGTCGAGTTTGATGGCAAGGTGCTTTACACCACGCCAGTCAGCCGTGGCGTGTCGCCATCGATGATGTTCTATCGGTTAAATAGTAACTATGCCGGGGCAAATAGTTCTACGGCGCAGTCGCTGTTCAATGTTGGCGTTTCACTAGATGCGGGCACTGTTTACGCCTTTACGTCTGACTTTTTGCTTTCAAGAACAGCGGGCACAACAAGCCACACACTTGGAATACTGTTTGGCGGCACCGCTACTCTTAACAACATTTTTTACACTGCCTATGTGACAGGAGCCACTGTTGCCCCTCCAACCGTTGGCACAGGCACTACATCTGCTGCTCATATTACTGTTGCGACGATTGCAAACCTTACATCAGCAACCGCCCTATCTACAATTCAATATGGATACACTTATTATGGCACGGTAAGCATTGATGCAGGCGGCACTTTTGTTCCCCAGTACAAGCTTTCAGCGGCTCCGGGTGGGGCCTATTCCACAATCGCGGGGTCTTTTTTTGCCATCTGGCCCATCGGCGCAGCTGGTGCCAACACCTCCGTGGGGCCTTGGGCTTGAGCACTGAGCAGCCGCTAGGCTACTACTGAGGCGTAATTGTTCCCATGCCACCAGCCGACGATGTCTCGCATGGAGACATTTACCACAAGCTTGGATCGCTCGAAGGCAAGCTCGAGACCGTGCTGATCCAGCTCAGCGAAAAACGCGGCGACATGGCTGCTGCGTTCTCCCGACTCCGCGAAATCGAAACCCGCGTCGCCATTGGCGTCGGCCTCGCCATCGGCTTGAGCTTCCTCATCCCGTTCGCAATCAACGCAGCAGCACCCAAACTGCACTTTGAACACAGCCCATCTACTCAGGTTGGCAAGTAGTCTTAAGACACCGATCTAAGCACAATGAGCCCCGAGACTGCCGCCATCATCGCCATCGTCATCGCTGCTGGCAGCGAGATCATCGCGATCAGCCCGCTCAAGTCCAATAGCTGGATTCAGCTGCTGCTGCAGGCCGGGCGTCTGGTGTTCCCCAAGAACCGTTAATCAATGAGCAACTTCCTCGCTGCCGCCAAGTGGACCGATAAGCAGGCGCCACAGCCACATCAAATTGCGGCGTGGAATACGGCATGGCAATGGCTCACCCTTGGGCAGCAGGCGGAATTCCTAGAAATGTTCCGTGCTGCACCGGTAATGCCTGCAGCGCCATGGCTTGAGCCAGCGCTCAAGGTCATCCGCGAATTTGAAGGCTTGCGGCTTGAGGCATACCGATGCCCAGCTGGCGTGCCAACCATCGGCTATGGCTCCACGCGGTTGATTGATGCACCAGTGCGCATGGGCGACAAGATCACGCAGCAGATGGCCGAGGAGCTGCTTTGCGATCAAGTCGAAAACCTATTCGCCCCTGGCCTATTTGGCCTACTGCCTTTGATGAAGGCATGGAAACCCAATCAGCAAGCTGCGCTGGTGTCTTGGGCTTTCAATGTAGGACTTGGTGCCGTAGAGGAGTCCACGTTGCGCAAGCGGCTGGCGGCTGGCGAGGCGCCCAGCGTAGTTGTGCCAGAGGAATTGCCCAAGTGGGATAAAGCTGACGGCAAAACGCTAGAAGGGCTGGCGAGGCGCCGTGCCGCTGAGGTGCGGTTATTTACTGGCAATCTTGAGCATCAACAGCAACCGGCCAAGTTGACGCCATCTAGTTCGTTTGCATCGCGCATCACGCCACACATCACGCTAGGTGAATTCGCATTGAACCAAGAGGCGCGGCGCTTTGATGCGCAGCATCAAGTGAACACAGCGGCCGAGCTTGCTGCATTCATGGAGCGGGCACGGTCTGCATTTGGTGGCAAGCCTGTGATCATCACCAGCGGCTATCGGCCAGCGGCAATCAACCGATCAGTAGGTGGCGCCAGTAGCTCAGAGCACCTGTACAACGCGCCTAACGTGGGCGCCGTGGACTTTTACATCCAAGGCGTTGACATCAATAAGCTGCAGGCATGGTGCGACAAGGAATGGCCGTATAGTCTTGGCTACGGCGCACCCAAGGGCTTTGTGCATCTTGGCATTCGCGCTGGCCGCCCTAAAGTCCGCTGGGATTATTGATGATCATTCCTGACCACGAGATTTGCCGCCTGTGCAAGCAACATGCAATGGTGGTGCCGTATAACGCAGAACTGCAGAACCCATCATCCCTTGATGTGCTGCTCGGCGACAACCTAATGGTGGAAGTGGAGCACACTGCAGACCTGCAATTGCTAAGCATTGCGCACCATACAGAGGCGGATCCTTACTGGCTGGCGCCTAGTGAGTTTGCGCTAGCTGAGACGCAGGAGTTTTTTAACCTGCCAGATCACATTGCCGCGCAGTTTGTACTGAAGTCCAGCCGCGCAAGGTCTGGCCTAGAGCACCTGCTTGCTGGATACTGTGACCCAGGCTGGCACGGCAGTCGGCTCACATTAGAACTACACAACAGCCGTCGTTATCACAACATTGCATTGTGGCCCGGCATGAAGATTGGCCAGATGGTGTTTCATGCCATCGCTGGCACGCCAGAGCGCACCTATGCAGTAACCGGACGGTATAACAACGATTCAATCGTCACTGCCTCGCGCGGATAAGTACATGTCACAAGCTTGCTGATAGTGCCACTGCGCCTGCCAGTCTTGCTTGTGCTCCTTTACCATTCCTGCATAAGTGACGCGCCATATATCGCCAACCTGCTCTAGTGTTGGCGGTAGCAGGTTGTTGTTAGTCATGTCTTGGGGCCAGTGGATGATTGTGGAACTATCAGTAGAGGATCAACTACGGATAGAAGGGCAGGCAAGAGCTGCCCTTGCCCATGATGACCCTAGCCAAGTGGCACATTTATGCGCGTCGCTGATTCGTCAAAATGCGTATCAATCTAAGCTAATCCAGCAGGCAACTGGTCATATTGCCAAACTAGAAATGGAGCAGTTTTTAAGCTGCTCCAAACCAAAGCGATGGTGGCAGCGACTGCTACGCCACCAGTGATGGCTGCAGAATCAGCCTTAGCTTGCGTTGCGCACGTTGCGCACGCTGTCTGACGCGCTCTCTGCATACACCAAGATTGCGGCCAATTTCGGCATAACTTTCTGGTGTTTCACAGCCAATGCCATAGTTTCTACGCACAACATCCCTATCAAAGGGATCTAGGCGAAAAAAAGCCAGCTGCAGCTGCTCAACGCGCTCACAAATCTCTTCAGGGTTGTGGTCTTCATCAATGCCGTACTCGTCGGCAATCATGTCCAGTATTGTGCTACCATCTTCGGTGATCAGTGCATCTAGGCTTCGGTGTGGCCTATTGCGCTCCATCAGCATCAATAGCTCATCTGTTTTGATGTTGAGGATGTCGGCCACTTCGCGGACAGTAGGCGTGCGGCCATTGGCTTGCGCAAACTCACGTTGGGTTTTGGCAGCAGCGTAAGTTTTCTCTAGCGCGTGTTGCGGCACTCGAATCAACCGCTCTTTGGTATCAATGGCGCGGGTAATGGCTTGGCGAATCCACCAGTAGGCATAAGTAGAAAACTTATACCCTTTAGTGCCGTCAAACATCTCCGCGGCACGATGCAGGCCCAGTGCTCCTTCTTGGATCAAGTCCATTAGATCCATGTTGTTGGACTGCAGCCGGGTGACGTACCGCTTGGAGATATGAACCACCAAGCGCAAGTTGCAATTGATGATCATGTCACGCGCGCGAATGCCAACGCGGATCTCGCGTTGTTCTTGCTTGGTGCGTTCGCCTTTGGCGTCACGCAGCTCAAGGTATCGCCGCACTTGACGCGACAGTTGAATTTCCTGCTCAGCCGACAGCAATGGATATCGGCCGATGGCGGTGAGGTACTGCTTGAACGAGTCGGGCGTCATTTCGGGGTGTTATGCTGTTGATCCAATGACTTTCGGAGTCACTGGGCATTCCGTAGTTGGGAGAGGCTGCGGTGAGGCTGGCACCTCGTGAGGACCGGCCACCTTTCCCCCTAATTAGTGGCGTCGCAGTGGTCAAAGTAAAACCCCTGCAACCGTTGAACGATATCATGCGCAGCCGTTAGCTGCTGAAAAAAGTCATCGTTTACAAGGTAGCTAGTGCTGCGCTCTTGGCAGTCGTAGCACTCATGTCGCCTGCGCTTGGCGCGGTTGTTGTAGGTGCGCTCTTGCAATACCAGCCGCATCCGGCCATTGCATTTAGGGCACCGCTGCTCGCCAATGTTCATGGCAGCAGCTTCGACGCCAGCCATAGCGCCAGGCAGCACGTCACGACGTAGACGACCAGAAGCTCGAACATCAGGGGCAGCGTCATTGCCCCTCCAGCTTGGTGACAGCAGTCTTCAGCTCTTGCATCTCGCGGTAGATGAAATAATCCTCAGGGTCGTCATAGTTCCGGTCCAGCGCCTGGTCTACTGCAGTCTGAGCTAAGAACAACAGTCTGTCGATCAGTTCGCGGTCAGTCATTGGCACCCTCCAGCTCGGCGGCGATGGCGATGAGTTCATCTGCATCGCACTCCCACACGTCATGGCCGTGGTTTTGCTGGGTGCAAGCAACAGCAGCGCGAAGGGCACCGGCAATAGATGGCCCATCCATAAGAGTTGGCACAGCGCGAAACCCATTCAACACCGCCTGTGCAGCGGGAGATAGCTCAGTCATCACTCACCCTCCTCCTGCGGCACCGGCAGCGCCCAGTGGGGGAGCCAGTGGGAGAAGGCGTACTTGAGCTGGGGCACTCCAGGATTGTCGATACTGATCAACCTCCAATCTCCATCAACCTTTCCGCACATCCAGCATCTTCCCTGATCATCGCAATCCTCCGGCCCCGGCAGGCGCTCAGCGACGGGCACCGGCTCGATGGCGGGGCGGCCCCAGCGGACGAGGGCTTCTTGGATTACCCATTCAACCGACTTGTTTCCTTTAACGCAGTGAAGTGCTAGGTCTTGCATCTCCGCATCACTCGGCCCCTGCGGCTCGGGCTGGGCCAGGGAAGCGCGAGCGGTATCAAGGCAGATCTCGAAGAGAGTTTTATGCCGCAATGGCCAATTAGCTTTTTCTAAACAGTCAGCAAGCTCAGCGCACAGCGCACGAAAGTCAGTCATTAGTTCAAATCCTCGTCATAAACTTTGCAGATAAACATCCCATCTTTTGCAAAACCACGCGCAGCAGCACCGCTTATCGCTGCATTCGCGTGTTCGCAAAGTGGCAGCAAGCGCTCAGCAATCTCGGCTAACCCGTAGAAGTCAACACCGAAGTCGTTGATGCATTTCTGCTTAAGCGCTTCAGTCTCCTCATCGGTCTCAGGTTCAGGTTTGCCGATCATTGCAGCAAACAATTCGATAGCTTCAAAGTCGTGAACAGTTGTTTTACGCATCGAGATTCTCCGATTTGTAGGGTCCAGTGGGTTGGCCGTGTTCGTCAGTAAAACCAGCTTCAAAAAGAAACTGCCTGGCAGCATCCTTATCGCCAGCTAAGGCGCGTTCCATCAGTGTTGGAGCGGTAAGCTCAACGGCCATGTCTTCTAAGGTTGAACACCGAACACCTACAAGGGTGGTGTCATCGCTGTAGCTCTCCCAAGCGTCAGCCAAAAGAGTAAGTACATTAGCGATGCCATGGCGCGTGTCCTGGCCGTATTCAAACTCTTCAATCAAGCGCTGAGCGCGTTGGGTTAGGTGGTCAGTCATTTTGAGCGGCAGCAAATAGGTTGGTAGCAATCTGATTGCGATGCTTCTGTGTTTTCCAGACAAGCTCGATGTAAGCATTTATGACGGAAGCGGCAAGAAGACGGTCTTCCATGCCAAAGCAGTAATCCTTTCGTGTGTACCTGAGCGCGTGCTCCAAGTCACGCAGTCGGCTACCAGGAATGGGCCATACCGTTCCATCAAAGTGAACAAACGGACTGCCTTCATGGATGGTGAAATCAGCCATTGCACTTACCCTCCAGCTCGGCGGCGATAACGAGAAGCTGATCGCGCACCTTGCAACGATTGCGAATGGCGGCAAGTGAAAAGGATCCTTTGTCGATGTCATTAGGCTCCGGCACCACTTGATCCGCAGCGGCACGGAGGGCGGCGGCGAGGCAGGCCTCCTGCCAGTTGCCCTCAAGAGGACCGAGCAACTCATGTCGCTCATCAAACGCTTGCACAATGGTGCGCGCGGCGGGGGAGAGGTCAGTCATCGAGCTGCTCCGCTTTGATGCCGTGCTTGAGAATCCACTCTGTTATCTCACCCATCTCGTCGGTAGTAACTAGCCGCTCTACTTGAACTCGAACGAGTTGGTCGGGTTCAACAAGCAAGCGAAGTCCTATAACGGCTTTGTGCGAAATGCCGAAAGCATCAAGCAGCCCTCGTATTTCTTGGCTGTGGCCTGACATGTAAGTCATTCAGGTAGCGCCTCCAGTGCGCGGCGGATGGGTTCGGCCATTGCTATCGCTCCCTCCGTGGGAATAAGAGCAATCAAGCGGTCAAGCTCTACTTGAGCCTGTTCCTTCAAGCTCGGTGGCTTGGGGCGGCGGGATGCACGTAGGGGTACGGTGTAGCCCCTACTGGCAAACCACTCACAGCAAGCTTCTAGCTCTTGGTCGGCGCCCCATTGGGCGGCGCGAGCGGCGATGTGTTCGTCGCTCAATGCAACTCGAACTGGTGTTCCTTCATGCCAGATTTCGGCCACCCACGCCTGCATCAGCTCAGTCGGTGGGGTAATAGGATGAGTCATTTCCTGGCCTCCTGCTCAAGCCACTCGGCCGCCTCGAGCAGCAGCCGGCGCATGTACCAATCGGCTTTGCCAAGATCTTCTACGGCATTGCCCTTGTGCTCAGCACGCCATAGGTACTTAAACACTTGGCCCTTGCAGTAAGCCTTAAAACCTTCGGTGCCAAGTGCAGCCTTAATGGCCTGGATGCATTCAATGTCGCCTTGCTTGTAATGCGGTGGGTGGTTTACTAGGTCGGTCATTGTGAAAAGGTGGCCGTTAGGCCACCAGTGCGCGTTAGTTGTCGGTCAAGTTAGGCAGTGCTTCACTGCGCAGTAACCATGCAGCAAATGCAACGTGGCTAGCAACAGCTTGCTTGTTGACTGGTGCCATTGGGTAAGACTCTGCCCACCAGCGGCGGAATAGCGCCTCAAGATCTGCTTCGCTCATCAGAATGCAGGCTCCTCAACTTGCGTGGCGCGAGGCAGAAACTCAAACCGCTGCACATTAAGCACATGCTTGCTGCGCTTGCCGCCGGTTTCTTTGTCGTTCCACTCTTGGCGCCGGACGTTGCCCGTCACCATGATGGAATCACCCTTCTTGCAACGATCAACAACAAGCTCTGCAGACTTGCCCCACATTTCAATGTCAATCACATTATTGATGTAATTGCCATCCTTGTCCTTGCCCTCTTGAATGCCACCTGCAAAGTTGGCAACCATGCTGCCGCTTTCAAAAGCACGCAGCTGAGGATCAGAAATGATGCGAACGATACCGGATGCGTAAAGGCTCATGGCAGTGGTGTGATGTTATTGGCCTCTTCAAAGGCCAGGATTTGAGATAGCGGGTACCGCACCCGTGGCGTACCGGCTGGAAAGCCGATGCGCGGGATGGTGTAGTACCTAGGGCCAATGCCGCGCGCGCGTTGGTTTTTGATGGCTGATGGCTTCAGCCCCCATCGCGTGGCCAATTGATCATTGGTCAGGTACGGCTCAGTTATCAAATGGATCCTCAATAGCGGGCTCTAGCTCAGCCTCCTTGGCCAGTGCTAGTTCTATGAGCTGCTGGTTCTGCTCATCGTTTAGATCAGGCTTGCGCTTGTCCATGCGTGCAACAACCTCTTGCAGCTTGTCCATCGTGTCGGCTTTGGCAATAGCAGCCTTGCCGGCTTGGAACAGCTTGGCATCGCCTGCAGGCGATGCGGCAACCGTGACTGGTTGCACTTCGGCCTGTTCCATCTCGTCGGTGCTGTAGACACCTGAGAGGTCAGCAGGAAATGCCTTGCGCAACGCAAGCGCCTCGCTGCACTTAGCGATCATTGCGGCGGGCATCTTGGACCACAGGCCCTGTCCGGCGTTGTAGTCGGCAAACCGCGCCACACCGACAAACGGATGGCTGGCACCCTTGCGGTGAATGATCGTCTTGGCCGCGGCAGGTGGCTTGCTGCCAAGCCACACGTCAGCCCATTGGCCATCTTCGCCACACCAGTACGTCTCTGAGCCGTCGAGCTGGCCGGTACGTTCGGCGATGCTGCGGAGGCCGTCGATGCCGGCCTGGATGGTCATGCGCCCACTGCGTCGGATGGCGTAGATCTGCTTTGAAAACGGATCCAAACCTGTCCGCTGGCAGGCATAGGCGAACAGGCGCAGCTCGTCAACGCTGCAGCCTGGCGCGATTGTGGTGCTGATCAGTTGCGTCTGCTCTGGGGTCCAGAGCGCAAGTGAGCTAGAAGTCATCAGATGTCATGGTTGGGGTAGTGCCAAGTGCCCAGCTGGGCAAGCTCAGCGTTTCGCAGATGGTGCTATAGCCAGGCCACTCATCAATGGCACGGCAGTCGGCAATGGTCTGCAGGTTCTGGCGCCGTAGCGCTTCACCTGCCTTCATCGCCTCCGCATCCAGCTCGTAGACGGCGACACAGAACGGATAGGTCTTCTCCACTGCGATGAAGAGAAACCGATCTGCGGGAACACCGGCCAAGTAGTGGTCGGCTTGGACATGGTAGCGGAAGGATGCGACAGATCGCGCAAAGGCTGCCGGGCTGGCATCCGTGGTGGTCTTGAGGTCAACCACTGTCGAGCCATCAAACCAGTCCGGGCGGCACTTGCAGCGCAAGCCGGATTGCGCATCATCAAACCAAAAGGATTGCTCGGCCTTGCCATGGGACAGCAGTGCCGCGGCGTAAGGGTGCTGACGCACCGCAGACGCCATAGCCATGGCCTGCTCCATGTCGGATGCAGTCACGGCCTCGATGCCGGATGCTTCCATCTCGGCAGCCATCTCCTTGCCAGCTTTGGTATTACGCGGCAGGCAGACGGCATAGCGCTTGGCTAGCTCGTCTGGCTCGAGTACAGCGCAATGCACCAAGCTGCCTAGCTTCATCGCTGCGGTCTGCACCGACGGCGGCCGCTGCGGGTTGAGATACCGAGCCCAGTAGTGATAGGGGCTGGCGGCAACGGCGTGCAGGTGGCTAGCGCTAACGGCTGGATCAGCGTGGTATTCAGCGTTGCTGGTCATGCTGCTCTCAGCTGGCGGTGCAGGTGCGTTTGCGGGCCGTAGCACTGCTGCAGTTCTGGGAATGCAAGCAGCACACGCTGTTTGTTTTCAGGATCGGCGTGCAGTGTCGCCTCAGCCAAGCGGCGGTAGAAACCGCCGCTGTGGTGGATAGCCGTCTGCAGCGTCCAGTAGGTGTCGTTGGTGGTCATGGCTTCAGCTGCTGCTGGCAAGCGTGGTGAGCCTGCACCTGCTGTTTGCCGGTGTCATATGCCATGGCAGCAATGCCAAAGATGATGGCCAGCATTGCGAGTCGGTCGATGGTCTTGATCATGGTTCTCGAGTTGGGGTGATGCCGGATTGGGTGCGGCTCCGGCGGGCCGCGTGGGGGTCAGCTTGCTAGGCGCTTAGCGCGGGCTGCCATTGCGCCAGCCATGATATAGGTGTCGTATTCGCGCTGATAGCGGTGGTAGTCGGCCATGCTCGGCCACCGCAGTGAAGTGCCAAATTGCTCCTTGCGAAGCTGAGCGCAGTGGAGAATGTTGTGCCAGTCAGAGGCGTTCATGTCTTTCGGTTTGGGGTGGAGGCTTTCGCCTCCTGTCCCAATATCCTACACCATGCGCCGCCCCGCTCAACCGTGGGCAGTCACAATCCGTTGCACACGGCTGCGGCTGATGCCTAGGTGGTCAGCAATGCGGCGTTGCGTCCAGCCGTAGCTGCGCAGCCGCTTGGCGCGTTGCTCAGTGGACTCAGTGGCCCACAGGATGATGATGATCGGCAGGAGTAGCAGCGCTGCGATCAGTGCGAGTGTGGTGCTCATGATTCTCGGTTTGGGGTGTTGCGGTGATTGGGATGCCTCTGTGATCGCAGCTCGCTGAGGTGGTAAAAGCTGGCTGTTCTCTTGTCCACAGCGGAGAATCCGGGGCGCGCTATCCGGCTTATGGCCTAAATCATTGTGCCCCCGAAGGGGCGGTGCCCTTAGAACCATTCCTCAAGCGCGGCCTGGGCGTTGCCCAGATCGTGCTCGATTGAGTCAGCCAGCGCGATGGCTTCTTGGGCCATTGCGAGCAGCTGCTCGGTGGAGCGGCTCCACGCCTCGAAGGCCGCATCCACCTCAGCGATTAACGCTGCGGTTTCGGCCTCGCGGGCGAGGGCGTTGCGGGTGATGTCGTCCATGGGATCTCCGGTTGGTGGGTGAGCCCCCGGCGGGACTCATGGGTGCCGGGTGAAGGCCA